TTGGCCTTCGCCGCCTGAGGCTGAACCTTCGTTCGCTTTGTCTGTCATTGTAACCCTCCAGTTAACATTTACAAACAAAGCTAACTAATCTTATTATTTTATCCTAGTCTTTTTAACGATGCGTTTTACGATTGCGACGAATTTTCTTTGCAAGACTGTGTTGAATCTCTCGCCATTAGCATCAGGAAGTAATCGCCTAATTTTACGAGACTTTCCGGCTCCACTGTTATTATGGAAGTAAGCTCTTTCGGCTGTTTCCTTCCCTGTAAATTCCATGAAAACTTTTCCAGATCGACGCACAACTTCAAGCGCCTTAAGCATGTCGCCACTTAGCGTCATATCGACTGGAGATTTCTTTCCTTGTTTCTTTTTAGCCTCTCCACGTTTTTTCTGAATTGCTTCTCGATAGCTTTCTGAATAACGCTCGAACTTAAGAGAGCCCTCAACGGGACTGATACCTCTTTTGATTTGAGCCTTAACCTCGTCTGATAATTCGGTGAGAGTGCCTTTGTTGAGCTCTTTATTAAAATTGGAGATAGCTTTCTTAACTGGTTCTGTAAGAGCCTTCTTAAGCCTGTCAGCTAATTTAGCCACTGAAGATGTCCCTCACGATTTGATCGATTGAGGTATCTCCAAAAATATTAAACGCTGATGAAGAGACTGAGACGTTAGAATTCGTTATCTCTTGAGTGCTTCTAGTGTCTGAAGGCGTTGATCTTGGTCTCTGTCTTGGTTCAGATAAGCCTTGGAGCTCATCCTTGATTCTTCGATTAACGATTTCATCGATGCCCTTTTGAATGTCGCCTACAAAGTTTTGCTTAGGTTCTGGAATGAATTGGCGTCTAGGAAGAGTGTCACCTTCGTTATGGTTATAAGCTTTCTTAGCTTGACCTGAATCGAAGATTCCTACTTCAACTCCTTTTCGAGTTTTCTCAGCCTTAAGAGATCCAAGCATATCACCTTCTAGCTCTAGATTAGGAAGACGACGACCTCCCTTTTGCTCTTCAGCATAGTCTTTGGAAAGCTGTTTGAAAGCGCGACCAGTAACAGGAGATTTACCCTGACCAACATAATCTAGAATAGAGGTAACAAGGAAGTCTCCTACCTCACCCTTAATGTCATTCTTTATGCTGTCTGATAATTCATCTGGAAGATTGAGATCAACTTCCTTCGTTACTTGGTCCAGTGATATCGGCATTAGGTTCAACTCCATTTGATGCTTCAACTAAAGAACTCATGCGATCTGAATCAGCCTGTTGAATTCTAGCTAGCTTTTCCTTTGCTTGCTCTTCAGTCATGTTTGGATCGATATAGGTAAACTTCTCCCACTCCTCAAGTAATCCAAGATCAATCATAGTCTTCAAGTTGTTCAATCTTTCAGTGTCAGTGATAAGCATCTTAGGCTTTCGATAAATGACCTGAAGCTTTTCATCACCGATAGATCGATCATTGATGCTATCTAGCTGTGCCTTGACGATTGCGAAAAGATTCTTTTCGACCTGTGAATAGATGGTTTGGTTAGATTCAATAATGTCTTGAACATCGCTCTCAGAAATCATTCGATCAAGACCCGAAGCGAACTTCTCTGCTGTAATATCAGTCCCGGAAGCTGGCTTAATTCCTTGCTCATCCAAGATTAGATTTAAGAACGTCATGATTGAAGTTCTATGCCCATCCATATTTGGAGCTGGGCTAATATATTCTGCTGTAGTTTCACCGGAATCAGGATCTTTACTTTGAGGCAATTTAATCCCGGTCATAAGTCCATGCGTGACCATTTGAATATCTTGGTCTTGTGGATATTTAAGGACCAACTGACCAACCTGCATATTTCCGCTAGTTAGATAGACCGACAGAAGGGCGTTTAGCTCAACGGTCTGATCAGCAAGAGGAGATGCGACAGGATAGTTGGCTCCGTCATTCTCTGGAATATAAACGAATGGTAAATAACCCCATGGATTAATGTTATTTGGATTATCTGGAAATGCTAATATCTCAGGAATTCCCTTTCGTTTTCCATCGCTTCCAATAGAGATTCTAACAACATAATGATTCGTATCTGTCCAGAATGCATAGAGTTTAGAATTAGACCCCTCGTCAGCAGATGGTCCAGCAATGAGTGTGTCTACTCCGTCCCCATCGCTTCCAATCGTAATGTTAGAGCTAGGATAGCTTAGAATAACAACCTTCAAGTTACCCTTATCATCCTTTATGCAATCGAACTCGTATGGAGCTAATGGCATGAAATCAAATACAGGAGTCCCATCGTTCGAAAGCTCCATGAAAGATGAAATCATTCCATACTTATGTTGATTAAAATATCTATCCAGATTTTGCATCGCAGAGTTGAGCGATGAGTTATCAGCAATATCTTGATATTTAAGATTAGCTGTTTCTGAATCAGCTTTTCTAATCGGCGCTTCTTTATAAGCCTTAGACTTTTTATCAACGATCTTTTTCAGAATGGAATAATCTGAAATTGTATAGGCTTGCCAAGTCTTAGGATACATCTCTTTGATTCGAGATTGAACGTAGCTCTTTAGGTTTCCATCATAGATTTGAAAGCTCTTGAACTCTTTACGCTTACGAAGTTGATTCTCCTCGCGTTCGATTTCTCCAAGAATAAGTTGAATATCTCCTAAGCTCAATTCCATGCTATCCCCTTTTGATTATGTCATTCTGAATCAGAAATTCCGCTAATGCTAGTTCTAGCTTTCTGACTTGCGTGTGTCTTAGCTTCATTCCATAGACGTGATCCATCGCATGAACTAGCTCATGAATCATGGTCTTAAATGTCTCATCAATTTCCTGACCATCTTTCATGTAAATTATTTGCGCAGAATCTTCGCAATAACCTAGAGTCCTGGCCTCATCGATAACCTTACACCAAGCAATCTTGTAGAATAAACCCGCTATCTTAAATTGAGGTCTAGACATGAATTGCTTGAGCTTCATGAATTAATTGTCACATATATTGATATGTATTTGTGACACTGCGCTGTGCGCTATGAGAGAATAACTGCTCCTGGTTTTCTTATAAAATGGTTCATACAAGCCCATGCTAGATAACCAGACGCGTCTGAAATATGAGTTAGAAGTGGATCTGTCTTCTGATCGAGATCTTGACCCTTCCATGAAACCTTTTCGAAGTCATTTATTAGCTTCTTACAGCGAGGATGAATAACAAGTTTATCTAATTTAAAAAGCATATTGATATTGTTAACTCGGTCAAAAACTAAAGGGTTTCTTGTTCCTTGAACTTTAAAACCTAAATCTTTTAAAATTGCATGGTCAGACTTTCCTGATGTTTTTCTGTTGGCCCCAGTTGAGTCTGGATAAATAGATCCTCCAGACAATCCTTTTCTAGATAGCTCATGAGCCATTTTGAACGTGTCGGAATTCTCTAGAAATATTTCATCATATATCCAAAGTTTTTCGTTCTCTACTTTTGCAATCACAGCAGTCATTGGATTTACGTTAAAGTCCATTCCTATTAGAACCGTTCCTGGACCGCACTCAAATTCTCTCACGTTCTTTTCTCTGTCGAATGAGTAATAAACAAGACCGTCGTAGTCATCTACGAACTCGCCCAATTCAAATCTTTGGCGCATCTTCTCAGGCATTTGAGAAAGAACTTCGGATATATATTCATCGTCAATATTTTCGATGTTGTCCCTTGGGTTCATTAATAGGCTTGCATATTTTTCTTTTTCTACTGCCTCACTTGTTATCGGATCTGCATGTTTAATAAATAGCCAATAACTCCAGTGTTTTTTGCTTGGTGGGTTTTCATCGTAATAAATCTTTTTCTTAAGCTCATTTTTTTCAGCAAGTCGAGTAATTGCTATTCCGATAGACTTATAAGGAATTTGAGAACACTCGTTGAAATAGATGGTGCTGTATTCTTTTCCTAGAATCTTCTCTACTCGTTTTTCATCATCTAGACCAGCAACCCATATTTCAGATCCATTTTCTAATCTGATAAAATAGTCTGTCTTATTCCAAGAAACGACTAGAGATGGAAAACAAGTCTTCAAAACCTTTGGAAGTGTATCAGCCCAGATTGATGTTTTAATATGATTGAAGTTAAGCCTAAGAATAACGTGCCTTGACTTAGTTTTCATCGCCCTAACTATGACTGCATAAACTAGTATGAATGTTTTTCCAGACCGTGATCCTCCAAATAACATTACATTTCTAGCAGAGCTTTTTATTAGCTTAGATGCTTCAATTTGTTTTTCTGTTTTTTTAAAAATCTGCATCGTCTTTATCTATGACGATTTTAATTGGAGTTTCTGAACCTGATAGTTCCTGCTTCTCTGCTTGTGCTAAGTATTGCTTTCCTAGCCAGATGAGCATCGTTGGGTTTCCGCTCATTGCGAGTTCGTATTGTCTACGTCTTAAGCTGACTCTTCCAGTTCCTCTTTTTAAGGCGAAATACTCCGAAAATTTAATGCCGTGTGACTCTTTGACTTTATTTTCAATGGTATCTACCGAGCAATCAAAGAAAGAAGCTATTTCCTCCAGAGTGCATTGAATTCCACATAACTTATCAAATTTTTCCCAATCAATTTGAATTGGTTTTGGTCCAGTTTTAGCCATTGACTAGCTCCGCAGTCTTTCCTGTGAATTTTTCCCAGCGAGCTACGATGACGTCGCAGTACTTCGGGTCTAGTTCCATCATGAAGCAGCGGCGGTTGGTCTTCTCACACGCGATTAGCGTGGAGCCTGAGCCCCCGAAGAGGTCCACCACAGAGCCATAGTTAGGGCTTGAGACCAAGAGAAATGGCTCGATCACGGCAACTTGCTTTTCGGTAGGGTGGCCGAACTCGCGCTTCTTACACGATACCATCCGAACCTTGCGGTAGAAGTCATACTCGAGCTGGTCGTTGAAGTGCGCTCCGCTCTTTCGGACAAACACAATGTATTCAATGTCCGAGAGGTATTTCTGGTGCTTAGTAGGAATCGGGTTGTCCTTGCCCATAATGAGCAAGTCCCATCCCCCCACTCTCTCAGCCCATTCGAGGTACTGAGGCAGCAGTCCCTTATTGCAGAAAAAGTATCCGCTCTGCGCCTGGAGCGTTTCAAAAATCGGAAATATGTCCTCTGGTTTGAAGTCGTTAAGGAAGTCTTCCTTGTGCTCTGACCAGCCCTTGCGGGTGTCATTGAATCCGCCGCCTGACTTGCTCTGGTTGTAGGGCGGATCCGTAAACACCATATCCGCTTTCTCCCCATCCATGAGCTTCTCGACCGCGTCGATGCTTGTAGAATCCCCACACATCAACCGATGATTGCCAAGCCTGTATACATCCCCTAGCTTAGTCTTAGGTTCGACGTGTTCTGGAATCTTGTCTTCGTCGCACTGAGGCTCTGGAGGTAAAAAATCAATCTCGAAATTCTTAATCCCAAGTAGATCAATATCAAAGTCTGGCCCGAGGTCTTTCAGGTCATCGTTAATTCCGCTTAGGTCTAGATCTGCCCAAGACGCAACAGCATTGTCGGCTTGGACGTGCGCATATTCCTGCTCATCGCTTTCATAGTCTTGATAATTAACGGGTGCGCTTGCCCAACCAAGGTGAGCGGCAGCTAAAAGCCTTCCATGACCTGCGGTAATATAACCAGATCGTTTAGAAACCTGAATCGGAGAGCGCCAACCTTGATATTCAAGGATTTTAGCAAGTCTTTCGATCTGCTCTTTAGGGTGATTATTTCTGTTTTTCGGGTGTTTTTTTAAATCAAATAGCTGGACTAGCTCATCATATGAACAATTAACTTTCATGGAGATTCCCCCAAGCCGTTCGGCTCAAGGAAATGTCACCATATATAGAGGCTCTTTGTAAAGTGTTCTTAACAATCTAATTGTTAATACTAATTAACAAATTTCGGTTTTCGATCCACGGCCTGAAAACTAAAAACTTTCTTTGATCCGCTTAGCCCGTTCGATTTCTCGGCGGTGATCATTTGCTTTTTCTTCGATTGCAGGTGCCATTGGCATGTCGAGTTCGATATATTGCTGCTCGATATAGATTTCCTCATGGCAATTCGTGCACGCGCCATTGTAGCTTTTACTTCCACAGTTCTCGCAGTATTTACTCACGCGCCCTCCGACAGAAAATCTACCAAGGCTAAAACGTCAGCACGAGAAAGCCTCGCGTAGTTCCAAACGAAATGTTTTTTTACCTGAACTTGGTGCTTGTGTCCGAGATCGCACTCCTTCGTCTCCTCTGAATTTATAGTAACGCTTCCGGACCATTTGATTTCGATGCCTTTGCGCTTCCTGAGGAACTGGACTCGCTCACCCGATCCGTCGTGGTATTCGCCATGGATCGCAAACTTTGTTGGCGTCCTGCGAGCATGAACTAATCCTGTTTCCATTTCAGACTTCAATCGTTTCAAATCTACACTGCTCATACTCACTCCTTAACTTTAGCCTTACCGTCATCGCAGCCATGATCCTGCGACTTGCTTGGAGTTGTTCCATTCGGAAACGCCAAGCTCGGTTCAATTCTATTTTTCTTGTTTTGGCACCAGCCGAACCATGAGTTATTCGGGTCTGGATTAAAATAGACGCACGTTTTGCACTTCACGCGCCCTCCGCTTTTGCGATTAAAGCCTTAGCCTCAAGCCAGGTTTTATGAGGAAGTGTCCCCTCGGTATTTCCAACCTCGTGAACCATGTCTTTAAGCATCTGGAGCATCTCCGTATTTATTACGACAGGAGCATGATGAATCGGACAGG